TCCAGGACGGTACGCTTTGGGCGCAGAGTCATTATCAGCCTGGCGGTGCCATTGACCAACTCAAAGGTCATTTACAAATTGCAGTGATCAACGGAACCGATTTAGAATCTTTTGTTTCTTGGGCCTGGTTACCAGCACTGATGCTAAGGCAATCTCAGCCGTTTGAAGTGTTACCAGATTGGTCACACAAGCAGCCTCCTTCGGCGTTATATAAGGCTAACAATATTGACATAGGAGTCCTTCCGTGAAAACCCCAATTAGTGAATTTGATATAGTTTTCATCAGCTACGACGAACCAAATGCTGATGAAAACTACGCTGACCTTTTAGAAAAATGCCCTTGGGCTAAACGAAGCCATGGAGTATATGGCAGCGATGCTTGCCACAAAGCGGCTGCAAAGTTAGCTGAAACCGAACGCTTTATTACCATTGACGCAGACAACAAGGTACGGCCAGACTTTTTTGAACTAGAGCTAGACTTACGCAAGTTTGATCGTAGTGATGTACTATCGTGGTCAGGTAAGAATATTATCAACGGCCTGGTCTACGGCAACGGCGGTGTCAAGCTTTGGCCTAAAAAGGTTGTTGAGCAAATGCGAACACACGAAGCTGTTGACAATGGGCCAGGTGCAGTAGACTTTTGCTGGGATATTCATTATCATCAATTAAACAACATCTACAGCGATGTGTTTAACAATGCCACACCATATCAAGCATACCGTGCTGGTTTTAGAGAAGGTGTAAAGCTGGCATTACACGACGGCCGTCCAATGGACTGGCGTCAAATTGCTGAAAAGAACAATTTCAAGAATCATCGCAGGCTGTTAGTCTGGATGAGCGTTGGTCAAGATGTGAACAATGGACTTTGGGCCATGTACGGCGCAAGGCTTGGCTGTTATTTGACCAACATTCGCAGAGACTGGGATTACAAGCTTGTTGCTGACTTTGAATGGCACAATCAATACTGGAGAGAAGACATCATGCCGCAGTTTGTCGGAGATGAAGTAACTTGCCCAGCCAGCAAGTACTCTTGGAGCAAAACCAAGCTCATGGCAGAAACTATCAAACTGGGTCGAGTAATGCGTCAAGACCTGCGTCTTGAAATTGCCGACTTAGATGAAGCTGGCAGTCGTTTCTTTAAGGCCAGTTATTTTAACCCACATCGACTTGGACCCACTGTCAAGGAAAGCGATGTTGAACAGTTTATCTCGGAGTAAGTTTTGTTAGATGTATTTTTCATTAGTATGGAGGAGGAGGGTGCCGATGAAAATTTTGCACGGCTGCAGGAGTTTGTACCTAACGCACAGCGCATTGACAATGTAGTTGGAATTTACAATGTACATCGTACTTGTGCTGAGCGCAGTAAAACAGCAAATTTCTGGGTAGTGGATGCTGATGCATGGATATTAGATGAGTTTGATTTTTCCTGGGAACCCAATGATGAAATACAGCATTGGGGAGTACCCGAATCAGAATGTGTGCATGTTTGGCCCAGCATCAATCCAGTCAACAAATTAGAATACGGCTACGGCGCCGTTAAAGTTTTCCCACAAGCGCCATTTTTAGAAAACAAGGCCTGGAACATTGATGTAACTGCTTCAATGGCACAGTCGGTCACTAGAGATATCATCAGTTGCGAAACAAGATTCAATGCTACACCCAAAAGCGCATGGATAGGTGCTTTCCGCGAGTGTGCCAAGATGGCTTCGCTGGCCATAATCAAAAACAGAATTAAAAATATTTGCCGGCGAGAACAAGAAGAACTGGAAGAACTTTCTCAGTACATTGCATCGCAGGATTGGGATAACAACAAAAAAAACAACTATCGTCGTAGTCGTGCCATGGTTATCACTGAGCACTACAAGTCTCAAAAAGAAATTTTTCATTACTGGAAAGAGATGGAAGAAATTAGTCAGCGTCAGCTAACATGGTGTACCACTGGATGGGAAAATAAAAACGGAAAGTATTCTGTGCTAGGAGCTCAAGCTGGTGCAACATTTGGATTAAAATACAGCGACTCACCAAAGTTAAACTTAATCAACGACTGGGATTGGCTAGCAAAGGAATTTGAAGAAAATGTCACTGTTTAATCATGCCAAGTTAGTTAAAAAAGAAGTCCATGCTCTTAAAGCATTTCCACTGGCATTTTTAAGCTACGACGAGCCTAATGCTGATCAGCATTGGGAACATCTTAGAAAGAATCGACCAGGAAATCTTGCTGCAAGAGTACATGGAGTCAAAGGTTTTGATGCTGCCCATAAGGCCGCGGCCGCGGCCTTTCCTACCAGTAGCCATATAATAACAGTGGACGCAGATAATTTCGTTGATTTGAACTTTTTCAATTTGCAATTACAAGCAGACATTAAACTGCCAATCAGCTACTCGTGGAACGGAAGGCAACATACCAACGGCCTAGTGTACGGCAATGGTGGCGTCAAACTCTGGAGTAGAACTCATTTAGAAACCATGCGTAGTCACGAAGCAGCCGACTCTGAGAGGGACGCAATTGATTTCTGTTGGGATGGAACGCAATATAAAACGCTGAGCGGCTGCTGGTCAACCACATTTACCAATGGCAGTCCTTATCAAGCGTTTAGAGTTGGCTTTAGAGAAGGTGTGAAACTCAGCATGGATCAAGGACAAACAGTTCCGTTTGAACAGTGGACTTCTAGATTGCATGGCGTCAACTATCAAAGATTGTTGACCTGGATGACTATTGGTGCAGATGTTGAACACGGATGGTGGACAATCTACGGTGCTCGGCTGGCAGTTAAGTTACTACAATACGATGACTTTGATCCAGTACATATTCGTGACTACGAATGGTTCAAAGATTTCTTTGAAAGCAACAGCAAACTTGATCCAAAGAAATCAAGTCAGCGACTAAGCAAGCCACTCAGTGCTGGTCTTGGGTTTAAGCTACCTGAGTTCGATGCCAATCACAGCGCAGTTGTCAAGCGACTACAATTTCATCCCAACAAGGAACTAACAAATGAAGATGTGTTAGCTCATACAAATTTGAAAATCTATGGTTGGTTCAATGGATAAGTCAGTGGAATTAAAAAACTCCATTCTGATCTTCTTAGACGAAACCATTGGTTTTCGTAGAAGTCTGCATTTCTTGCATCGTTGGTATGAAACACAGGATCAAGAAGATCTTATCAAGCTAATTGTTGAAGTAGGCAAAGAACATTATCTAAGTCTATGGCCGCTGGTTAATTACTGTCAAGGCAAGAGTGATAACATTGATCAGACTGTGCATAGTTTGTTTCTAAAGCATATTCGTTTACCAAAAGAATGGACAGAAGGCAACGAAATCATGTTGAGTCCAGTGCCAGCATGGTTAATACAACAAACAGGATTGTCCTATACTGATAATCTTGAAATTCAAGAAGGTCGCTTTTGGGAATTATACGACTGGATACATGAAAACAGCAAGGAGTTTGATAATCCTTTATCAGCAATACCTTATGTGCTTGGTAGAATTAAGGAAGCCAAAGAAGATGTTAGCAAGCTCATTGAGATAATGAAATTTTTTCTAGGCGACACTTTATTGTCGTGCGTGGAAGATGAATCTATGGCCTGCTTTGTTAAAGAAGTGTCTAAATACTATCCAGCCCACGAAAAACAAATAAGTTTACTTGCACAAGTCATTGAAGAAAACCCAGACCTAAATTGGAAAGACGCACTGAGTAGAAATCAAATACAGAGCAAGCTTTGGTTGCTGGAAAAAATGCAAGCTTGCGGAGCAACTGCTAAATCTCAAATAAAAAATATTCTTGAGCCTCAAACTGTTATTGTTGTAGGTGGCTGGGTTGGTATACTGCCTTGGCTAATGACCATGACTGACTTTGAATTTTACAAACTGGTGCATACGCCAGACTTGATCAATGTTGACTTAGATAAAACAGTACATTCAGCTGCTGAAAAATTAATTGGAGAGACTCCTAAGTTTAAATATCGCAGTCTAGCTAAAGACATCAAGAAATACAATTTCACGCAACACAAGAATTTAATAATCATTGATACCATTGTTGAACACTTCAAAGATCACGAAAAGTGGGTCAAAAGCCTGCCCAAAGGCACATTAGTTGTACTGCAAGGTAACAACATGTTTGATGTGCCCGACCATGTAAACTGCCATAACAGTCTCGAAGAATTTGTTGAATCGTCTGGATTAAATACCATACTATGGAGCGGAGAATTGATATTAAATAAATGTCTACGCTTTATGGCAATAGGTAAAGTATAATGGATCCGCGATTTAAGCTCTATGATTTTAAAGTTGACATTGAAAAGCTAAAAGAAGAAACGCATCGTCTTCTTTGGGATAATACCACTAACCAATATCATCATCAATTGAGTCTGCAAACCAATGGCGATGCTGATTGGCAATCGGGGACAGGAAAGCGCGAAGGCGAAAATGAAGCCCAATGGGATAAGCTACACCCAGATCTTGTAGGGACTTGGTGGGAAAGTTTCTTATCAAGTTTTCCGTTCAAGGTATATCGAGCTAGATTAATGACCATGTACCCCAGGACCTGTTACAGTATTCACACCGACATGAATCCCAGAGTTCACATTCCAATCATTACCCATAGGCAAGCCAGATTTATTTTTACAAATCCTCCGTCACTGAGACATTTGCCAGCTGACGGCAGTGTATGGTGGGTAGATACAACTCGAGAACATTCGGCCATGAATGGCAGCTTAATTGATCGCATACACCTGGTTATGTGCTTGGTAAACACCAACGAAGAATAGCTGATACATACAGGATGAGCCTGCGTGTTGAATTAGCCTATTCTGATGACATTGATCCTTTTCTAAAAGACTACCAAGTTTTTTTGGATCGTATTGCCACCTCTGATGCTCCGGCCCTGTGCAACATGGGCTATGACGCACCCGCAGGACTAATGTATATTGCACAACAGCGACAGCGTTGGTTCCAAGGCCAAGGCCACATTGCATTTTTATACGATCAAGATCAAATTGTTGGAGTCAGCTGTGTTGAACACAGTACACTTCATATTGAACTGGGTTCAGGTGGTAATCGTTGTTGGTTACTCAAAGACTACCGTCTCAACAATGAAGTAAGCAAATATTTACTAACAGCCAATCTAAACTGGTGCCAGGAAAAAAGTAAAAAAGGAATGATACTTTCTTTCAACAATTATAACAAATGGATTTACGACACTGTGGCTAGAATCAGCACAGGGCAAGGGCGACCATTGGGACGAGTCTGGAGCAGTTGGTGGAATAACTGTGTGATATTGCCTAGAATGGTACGACTATTCAATACACCGCAATGGGCAGTTATCAAGCCAGTGTCTAACAACCATATAGTTGACCTTGATGAAATGGTCTTAGATATTGATAGAAAGTACGGGGTTGCTCGTACCAGCCCTTATGTTGTAAGCGCATGATTAAAAATACCGAAGATAATCACCTAGTATATTATTACAATCAAGACCCGCAACAGGTTTGGAGAGCCAATGACCTTGACACTACTACTATGGAGATTGGCACTTGCACACGAAAGCCAATGAGTCTGCAAGCAGAGCTCGTTCGAACTGCTCGAGCCCTACACAAAGAGTATCCTGAGCTAACACTTTTTATGAGTGGCGGCCTAGACTGTGAAATGGCATTGAGAAGTTTTTTGGCAGCAGGTATTGTTCCAAAGATAGCAACAGTAAAGTTTCATGGTGACGGAAATCTTCACGACATTGGTCCAATGATGAAAATGTTAAATGAAATGAATATCTCATATACTGTTATTAATTTTGATCTGGAAGGTTTTGTTCACTCTGGTCGTTGTTATGAAGTTGGCAGTCGTTATCAAGCATACACTCTGTATCAACAAATGTTACTTGATGTGGCCGAAACATTTTCTCTTCCGATGATCACTGTTGATGAGATAGAGCTTGAAAAGTCCTACTCAGTTAATTGGCGCACTGGCGAAACCAGTAGTCAATGGGTTTTTGTAAAAAAGGAAGATCAGGACGGTTGCTGGCGCAGATTCAACGACAAGACTGGCATTCCAGCCTTGAACAATTTTTATTCTTACAATCCTGAATCAATGTTGGCTTTCTTGCAAATACCAACAGTCAACGAACTAATCAACGATCAAATTTTCGGCAAGCTTGGTTGGACTTCAAGTAAGATGAAAATTTATAGTCACCTTGGCTATGCTTTCCGCCAAAGGCCCAAATGGTTTGGCATAGAAAACTACAAGCATCTATGGGATCTAGTTGAATACAATGCTTCGGCTAAAACCTGTGAATTTACTCCCAGGCTTTACCAGGTCAATGCGCTCATGCTTAGACATAACTTATTGAATGGAAAAAAGACACTATGTCATACCGCTTGATAGAAATTAACTCAGACAACTTGGCATCTCTATTGGAATTTGCCGAAGCTGTGTATGAAAAAACAGACAAAGACAAGTATCCAGAATTTAGATTTTCAACAGACATTGACGATGCTGGCAAGAGAAGAAAATTCTATAGTGCTTTTGCATTGCCAAGTTCTTTTGCAAATCACAACATTAGGCAGGCATTTGCATTAGTTGATGACGGTGGTAAGATCATTATGGCTGCTGGCGTAACCAGGTTTGAAAATTGGCCCAGTTGGTCTGTGGCCTGGGTATTAAGCCCGCATAACAATTTTAAATTCGTAACATGTTTCAGAGGGCTCATGCAAGAATTGGCCTTGTTACACGAATCTATTGGCTTCAATGAATTTTTTGTAACCTATCCAAGCTCAAGAGAATTGGCATACAGTAAAATTATGATGCCATTCCGTGAAACATACTATACCTTTGTGGAATGTACAATACCTGCAAAACAAAGAAGCCCATACGGTTTTATACATTCTTTGTTGGGACAGACTCTGCATCCTCACGATATGAACCTAAGAAGATACATACTTAGACGACAGAACACAGAACCAGTATGAGTCAAGGACCCTATTTAAGATTGTTAAACAATGCCAAGGACTTTTGGACCCGTTTCGGGCTGAGTCAAATTGCAAATTGTCCCGAGGCGATACCACAGATGATAAGTCTATTAAATAACAACTCTAACAGTACACAGGAAGAAAATGAACTGGTTGATCAAACAAAAAGAGCTGTACCTAAAGACTAAGCAAATACCTTATATCATTGCCATTTGGTTTCCATACCATTTGGCCGCAATTCTTGCAGTAGTTTATGCAATACAAGATTGGAGTTGGTGGTATCCTGTTTGGGCTGTATGTGGCTGGATATTACTAGACGGAGTTGGAAATAACTTAACGCTACATCGGTGGTTGAGTCACCAATCTTGGGTACCCCGTAAGTCTGCAGAGCCCTTTTTATTGTGGGCCGCTACCATGGTCGGTGAAGGTAGCCCTCTTTGGTGGGCGGCATTGCATAGAGGTCATCACCACAGAGTCAGCGATCAGGAAGGCAAAGACATCCACACTCCGGTAGGCAATGGATGGCTTCATAGCTACATGGGTTGGCAATTTGGTATTGATCAAAACAGTGTGAATTTCCGCTATGCAGTTGACTTGTTGCGAGACCGACGAATTACTTTCATACACGAAAACTACAATAAGATAATTTACGGCACATTGGCGATCAGCTATCTTTTATTTGGATTAACATTTACTGTTTGGTTCTTTGTGATTGGTGCGCTAATGAGCCTACACGCCGACGGCTTGATCAATACTTTTGGACATGTATCTAACGCCGGCTACAAAAACTTTGACAACAGAGATGCTAGTACCAATGTGTGGTGGCTAGGCTATTTTCATTGGGGCAGCGGCTGGCACAACAATCATCATCAACGAGCCAGCAGTTTTGACTTTGGATCCACGGTCAGTGGCCGGGCACATGAATTTGATCCGTGCATGATATTAATGATGCCGTTTGCCGGCAAAGAGGAAATTAATCGCTTGTGGACGCAACGGAAAACTGCTATACTAGAAAGACAACAAAAAAGTGAAATTAAATGAATGTTAGCCTCCTTAGTTACAGCCAGCCCACAGAGCAATTTGCCAACCAAGGAATTTCAGATGCTCAAGAGCTCATCGCGTATTGCGCCCGTGTCAGCAATCCTAGCAACCAATTCAACACAGACACATCCGAAAAACTCATCCGATACCTCATCCGACACCAGCACTGGTCACCACTTGAAATGGTCTCAGCCTGTATGGAAATCACAACTACAAGAGATATTGCAAGACAAATCCTTAGACACAGAAGTTTTAGCTTCCAAGAGTTCAGTCAGCGATATGCTGATCCTACTAAAGATCTCTCGTTCGTACTTAGAGAAGCAAGACTACAAGACCCAAAAAATAGACAGAACAGCATTGAAACTGGCGATCAAGAGCTACAACGCCAATGGGAACTTAGGCAAAACAATGTTATCACAGAAGCAAGAATGGCCTATCAATGGGCTATTGATAACGGTATAGCCAAAGAGCAAGCTCGCGCA